ATGGGATTTCAAGTCAGTCCAGGCGTTAACGTCACAGAAATCGATCTGACGACTATCGTCCCAGCAGTAGCCACGACAGCCGCAGGTATGGCGGGTGTTTTTCAATGGGGCCCTGCGGAGGAGATTACACTAGTCGATTCGGTGAATACCCTAAAAAGAAGATTTGGTGGTCCTGATGATGATACTTTTGAATACTTTTTTACCGCTGCCAACTTTCTAGGATACGGAAACAACCTTCAAGTTGTTCGTACTGTAGGAACCAATGCTAAGAATGCAGTCACTGGAGAAAGTGCTGCTGTTTTAATTAAAAATGAAACAGACTTCGAGTCTGTTGCTCGAACAGATAACGCTTTCTACGCTAAATATGCAGGTCCTCTCGGAAACGCACTAGCCGTTCATGTATTTGATGGTAGTGCTGGTGGAGATGGAATAGCAGGATTGACTGTAGGGAAGGCCAGCACTCCGGGAGCCACCCTTGAAGTTGGTGCTTCCAGTTTATTCTTGACCTCTAGTAGCACAGGAGTGGGAGTTACTGCTCAAACAGGGGACATAATTCGTCTTCCCAGTGGACAAGCAGTCTCGGTTAAAACCGCCATTTCGGGTACAACTCTCGCTAATATTAGTCCTGTTGTCAGCATTCAGGTTGACGCCGGAGATCTTCGGGGTGCCACCCTAGAATCCAAGTATAGAAATCTTTTCTCTTCCTTTGATCCTACTACAGACGATGTAGACAAGGCTGGCGGATCTAATGATGTTCTAAACATTGCAGTTGTAGACCATACTGGTGCATGGACAGGTGTAGCAGGAACTGTTCTCGAAACCTTTGAGGGTGTTTCGAAGGCCACTGATGCTAAGAAGTTCTCGGGAGAGAGTAACTTCTATCAAGACATCATTAATGAGCAGAGTTCTTATGTTTGGGCTGGAAGCGTTGGTAATACTCGTATAGGATTCACCCCAGCAGCAAAAGCAAGCACTGCATTTGGTAATATTACACCAAACACCACCTTGAGTAGTTCGGGTCAGTTTGCTAAAGCATTCAGCGGTGGCGGATTCACCGCTTCTGAAGCAGAAACCCAATTATACACTAGTGGATATTCCAAGTTTGAAGATGCGGAAACTGTTGATGTTTCTCTGATTCTTGGTGGATCTGCAAGTGCCACTGTTCAGAGTTTAATTATTGATCTTTGTGATTCTCGAAAGGATTGCATCGCGTTTGTTTCGCCTGTGGATTCTAACGACTATGTTAACAAGGAAGCAGGAACTGCTACCACTAACGCAATTAACTACCGTAAGAACACTCTCAATAAGAGTTCTTCGTATGCGGTCATGGATAGTGGTTACAAATATATGTACGACACATTCAATGGTGTTTACAGATATGTTCCACTTAACGGTGATATCGCTGGTCTTCTTGCCCGCACTGAGCAAGAGCAAGAGGCATGGTTCTCTCCCGCAGGTTTCAACCGTGGACAGATTCGCGGAGTTGTAAAACTCGCTTTCAATCCACAGCAAACCCACAGAGACGAACTATACAAGAACAACATCAACCCTGTTGTTTCTTTCCCTGGCGAGGGAACAATTCTCTTCGGAGATAAGACTCTACAAACCAAACCAAGTGCGTTTGATAGAATCAATGTTCGACGCCTCTTCATCATTCTTGAGAAGGCGATCGCCACTGCTGCCAAGTTCCAACTCTTTGAGTTCAACGATGAGTTTACTCGTTCACAGTTCCGCAACCTAGTCATTCCATTCCTCCGCGATGTTCAGGCTCGTAGAGGTATTAATGACTTTAAAGTTGTATGTAACGAGTCAAATAACCCTGGCAGCGTTATAGATAGAAATGAGTTTGTTGCGGATATCTTCATTAAACCAACTCGTTCGATCAACTTTATTCAACTCAACTTCATCGCTACTGCAAGCGGTGTATCTTTCGAAGAAGTCGGTGGATGATACTGGGACCCCTTTGGGGGTCCCGCAACCTAAAGGAGATTCTTAGATGAATATTACGAACTTCCAATCTGCACTGACTCAAGGTGGCGTTCGCACGAACCTCTTTATTGTCGAGGGTAAGATTGGTGCAAACACAAGTAACAAAACTCGTTTTCTTGTGAAAGCAGCAGAACTTCCTGCTGCAAACCTCGGACAGATTGCGATTCCATATCGTGGTCGTCAGATCAAAATCCCAGGCGATCGTACGTTTGATTCGTGGAGCATCACCGTTCTCATGGATGGTGACTACGAACTTCGTAACAAGTTTGAGGCTTGGTCAAACCTTATCAACCAGTTTGAAGCCAACACTCCTGATGTTCAGGGTGGATTCTTCACCAGTGCTGGTTCTGGTTTCAACACTGATGTGTTCTGTGACTGGAAGGTTTCGTCCCTAAATAGACAGGGTAACGCAATTAAAACTTACAACTTCGTAGGTGCATACCCAGAATCAATCAGTTCTGTTTCGGTCAGTTCTGATAACTCAGATTCGATCGGTGAATTTACGGTTACTCTACAGTACCAGTATTGGTTAGCAAGTTCGGGACAGGGTAGTGCTTCGGATCAGACACAATCCACAGATAGCACAGATGGTACGGATCCCGAAAACGCTCTTTGATATGGAAGTGATTAGTTTATGTCAATTAACTTGTTTGGTTATAGTATCGAGAAGTCAAAACCAGAAACTGATAAGGTAGTATCATTCGTACCACCTGATTCGGAAGATGGTGCTTCAATTGTTCAAGGTGGGGGCTTTTACGGCTCCTACCTTGATTTTGATCCATATGTCAAGAACGACATAGATCTAATTTACAAGTATCGTGATATGGCTCTTCATCCAGAAGTAGAGATGGCCATTGATGATATTTGTAATGATTCGCTTGTCTATGATGATGAAAGAATTGCAGTCAATGTAAATCTAGACAAGACCTCACTCTCAGCAAATATTAAGAAAAGAGTTCACGAAGAGTTTGATGAGGTTCTCAAACTTCTTCGTTTTCGTTCACGAGGACATGAAATTTTCCGTAAATGGTACATCGAAAGTCGCCTCTACTATCATATGATTCTTGACCCAAAGTCACCTAAAAGGGGAATCGTTGAGTTACGACCCGTTGATCCAACCAAAATTCGAAAAGTCAAGAGTGTCAAAAAGAAATCAGCAAGGGATAGTTCTGCTCAACCTATTACGCTATATGGAGACACTGAAGAGTTTTACATCTATAATGAGCGTCAGACAGGAACCAATACAGCAGGACAACAATCAAACAACGGACCAGGCCTTGACACTGGTCTGAAGATTCTCCCTGACGCGATCTGCTACATTAACTCTGGATTGTATGACTCAACCAGAAAGAGAGTGTTCGGTTATCTTCAGAAGGCAATCAAACCACTCAACCAACTTCGAATGATCGAGGATGCCGTAGTCATCTATCGAATCTCTAGAGCTCCCGAACGAAGAATTTTCTACATTGACGTTGGT